TGCACGAGATAAAAGGAGTCATCGCCGCTCACCATGCTATCTGCGGCAATTTCTCCCGTAGAAGCGCGAGCAGCGATTGTGGTCATTTCTTTTTTAGCCAGCCCTGAACCGTTTTGGTCTCGTATATCCGAAAGCTAGTCCAGATAATCGTAAAAAGGGCTGCAACGGCTGGAAGTATCTCGGCGAGGGTTCCGATCACCGTCACAACAGAAACGGCGTCTACGGCGTGTTTTGTGGCCTCTGTGGTCATGGTTTCACCGGCCAAGTAATGTCATAAGGAAAGCCAGCCTGTGCCGGAACGTCCCGTAGACCTTGGCGGTAGGTTGCCCATGCTGCTTTATCAACGGGAGCATCAGCCACCTGAGTCCAGTCTGAGTCAGCCAGGCGGCGATCGCGGTCTGCGCGAACTGCCGTAGCCTGTGCTGCATCTTTGGCGGCTTTGGCCTCATCGTCCATCTCAGAGATTGACCACTTCCATACCCACTTACCAGCGACCTGCTCAACACCGTCTTTGTAAGCAGTCTGATAGCGAGTCACCGTAGGTGCTGGTGTCTCAAACACCGGATCTAGGCCAAGCTCCTCAACCAGTTCTACAGACCACTGGCTAGGAAATGATGTGTTTTTGTTGCGTGAGCGAACCTCACCTTGTGATACTACTTCACCTGTTGCTCTAATACGATACATAGTTGATTCTCCTATTTGCCTTTGATAATCAGGCTATCGCCAAAAATACGAATGTCCCACCGTTAGCGTTTATTGCCGCCGGTGCGGTACTACTAATCTCAAACCCTGAGTTTGCGGTATCAATGTAATCAGTGTTAGTTACCTCAGCCGCTGTAGAGTTTAGAAGTAAGTAGGGATCGTTACCACTGACAATACCTCTTGCAGAGTCCCAAACATACCAGTCACCTGTACTGTCGGTTCTTTTTACCATAACGAAACGGCTGCCCGCTGTAAAACCGCAGTTAATAGTTTGAGTAGATCCTGTGCCTGTGTAACTACCAACCTTGCTTACACCAGTTACAGAGGCAAAGAGGTAGGCGACGTAAGTTGCGTTATTAGTATTTACATCCGCATTTGTCCCAACCGAAAACACAGATGCAGTGGGGGTAGTGTCGTTCCAGTATGTATTGTCATCTGCTGTAGCAGCAGTGCTATTAAGCAACAGATAGTCTGTATTGTCATTATTTGCATACACAGCCCAATCATTAGCGGCGCTTCGACACTTCACAATCATTAACTCAGGCGTAACTCCTAGGTTGTGAGTTACTGTTCTATTTGAACCAGTACCTGTATAGCAGACCACATCAAAGAAGCCAGGGGCGCGTTTGAAGTGCCATCTTGCTTGATTATTGTTGTTATAAGAAAGTTGAAAACTATTTTGTAAATCAAATTGGCAAACACTTACAGTTTGTTCTGCGGCAGTCGATGCTGTTCCACCAAAATATTTGTTATTACCAGCTAAACGATAAACCACAACAGAATTAAGAGCATTTCCTGATTGGTCACCAGAAATACAAAGATCAGTCGGAAACCCAACATCATAAGACGATGACCCAGCATGAACTTTTGGGTAAAACACACTCGTCCCACTCGTAGGCGTTTTCATTGGCCCACGGCGAATGGCGATGTAGATGTAGGTCTTTGTGTTTTCATTAAAGTCAGTCGAGGAGTCACTTTCCAATTGAAATCCTGTTGGAGTAACTTTCATTACTTGACGAGTTGTTGTCTCTGCGTTAGATAAGTTTGGTCGAAGATATGGATCGGGTATGACGTCGTTACGCGGATCAGAAGTCCCCGATGTTAATATTCCACGCATCGAATCAAATATTGCCCATGACCCATATTCCCCGTCAGAAGGATTAACCGACTTAACTAATACCCACTGCGGCTCCCACCCAAGAGTAATAATTGGAGCTGGTATTGCTGCATTTCCAACGTAACTCCCACACGAAATCACATTATCCGAGCCAGACGCACCAAAGCCGCCAGCGTCGTGGGCGAAGAGGTAGGCGACGTAGGTTGCTCCGTTTCCGTTTACCGCTGAATGATCGCTTACTGTAAATGTAGTGCTTGTAGGGGCCGTATAAGATCCGCTACCCCAAAATGTTCCGTTGTCTGCAGAAAAAGAGTTGGTTGCTGCCAACTGACCATAAGCGTTTCCTGTGCCGCTATTAGCTGACCTATGCCACACAATCCAAGCATCACTTCCAGAGGTGCTTTTGACAATTATGCAACCAGGTGTGCTGCCAAGGTTATGAGAGATAGTGCGACCTGCTGTACCGTTACCCGTATACGTCACCACATCAAAGAACTTTTCCTGTTGTGCAAATGTCCAGGTTACATGTGTTTCAGAACTTGTATTTATTCCAAAATAAGTATTATTAATACTAAAACCATCGGCATTAAACGAAGTTATTCCGTCAGCAGATCCAGAGTAAATTTCAGCACCAGTATCAGATGTTCTTAGTCCTTTACCAGCGCCTCTATTTGTATCAAATATAAAAGGCCCACCAGATCCGTTTCTACGTTTTTGCCAAACTATGCCACCTTTAGTAGACAGATCAATGTTATTCGTGATCGTCTGTGTAGATCCGTTGCCTGTATAAAGGTATGCTGAAAAAACATCCTCTACATAAACAGGAACCGCTGATGGAGCAGCCGATAGTGCTTTATTTGCAAGCATGGTTATTCCTTAAGCGTTGCCAACACGAGCGCCATAGACCTGTGTAGATACTTTCCACAGCACGATTACAGTATAGCCAGAAGTGTTCAGCGTAGGTGCAGAACCATTATCAGTCTTCCACACCACTCCAGAGCCACCAAAGGTAGCATCAGTCCAGGTTAGCGTGTATGCTGTGCCATCGTCTACCATCAGCGTGATCGCCTCGCCAGCAGCGAAGTTCGTAGCCTTGGGAGTACGGCTTGCACCAAGAGTGATTAACTGGATAGAACCGTTGCCAGGATCAATCTCAAAGGCAGCGCCATCAGAGATGGTGTAGACATCTTCTGCGATGGTTCCGATGATCGCTGGGTCGGTCAGGGTCTTATTGGTAAGTGTCTGGGTTCCGGTAGTTGTTACATCTCCAGATGCACCAGTAGCGAAGCTCAGGGTTCCAGAGCCATTGGTCTTAATGAACTGGCCGTTAGTACCGTCTGCAACCGGAAATGTCAGCCCGTCAATTACGGTGGTTCCGATCAGGTTGCTCGTACCGCTCACCACGAGGTTGCCACCAACGGTTACCGGATCGCCCTGTGAACCTACCTGGAAGTCCTTGAGCTGCTTCATCAACTCTCGGATGGCATTATTCACATCCGACGGCAGCATACCTTCTGCCAAATTAATGCTGTTGATGTCGGTATTATTGGCTGCGGTTTGCGAGTATTCGCTGATTTTTACTTTGGGCATTTCTTACTCCATTCCATATTGAGAGGATAACAACCCACGAATTGTTGTTGCGGGTAGTAATTCAAAAGCGCGGCTTTCTGGCGTTCTTCCAAGGCTAATCTGCTCCATTAAGCGCTGAACATTTTGTTGGCGTAATGCTTCTGCACCGCGACGAGATGCTTCTGCGCCAATTGCAAGCGAGCCACCAATTACTGGCTCAATTGCTACAGCACCACCCGTTGCAAGACCCGTAACTGGACCGCGAACTGAGAACCTGCCGACAAATCTCAGCATCTGTTCTCCGGTTCCACCGCCTTTGGCAATGTTTTCAATTTGAGCGCGCTCTTCTGGGGTAAATGCGGCCATACGCTTGTTATTTTTAGCAAGCGCAGCAAACTGAACACGCAGGGCGTTATCCATACCAGATTGACTATATTGGCCGGAACTGATGTCTGCCTTGTTTACCAAATCCTCAATAATTCCTAGGCGTTTGTTTTGCCCATAAACTTTGCGGGCTTCTTTAAGTGCGGAGATGGCTAACTTGTCATCGCCGGAAAGAATGTTTGGTTTACCAATGTTTTCTACAAGATCATCAAACTTATCAACCATTACCCCAGCAATACGTTGCTGATCTGGGTTTGTAAAGTCTCCTTCTGGTGAGCGAACAATTCTCCGTAAAGTTTCTAACTCTTTTAGAGTTTTTGGAGATGTTCCTTCTGATTCCAGACGGTTAATTACAGCAGCAACCTTGGGATGCAAGCCAGGATCAAAACCAAGATCAGCGGCTTCTTTACGGAGGGTGGAAGCCATGTTTTGAACATAAGTGTCTTTGACTACTAAGCCTGCTCGATCAGCCAATCGGTACGCTGATGCGGCTTGTGATGTTAATTGAGCTTTCCCAGCACCGGGTTCAACACGGCCAGGACGAACACCGGGAGCGGCCCCAACCGCTGTTCCAGCAACCAATCCTGCAATTGGACTTCCCGTTGCCTCGCCAACCAATTGTGCGGTAGCGGCGGCTGGTGCGGCGGTAGCAATTTGGGCTGCTGGTGCTTGAGCAGCTTGCTGTGCCACACCGCGAACCACGGGTTGCGTAGCGGTAGTTGCTAACCTTGCTAAAGCAGGGACTTGAGCGCCTGCACCGGTAACCGCTCCAGCGCCAGCTTCTAGCATCCGCTCGCCACGGCTTTCTGGGCGGGCAAGTCCGAGACTATCTAACATCTCTGAAATGGCTGTGGAAGGCAGTTTTACGCCTTCTTTTTGGGTAAGGTTATAAAGACTTACCAAGAAGTCAGAAACGGGGATTGCCACGCCTCCTGCCAACGCTCCGATAGCCGCTCCTGGTGGTCCTACAACCGATCCTAAAGCCGCTCCGGTGGCCGCCATTGTCGCCGGAGGCAAAGCACCTCTAGTGACGATTTCTGCGGTTCTGCGGGCAGTTCCCTTTTGTGGCTCCTGCTGAACTTGACTTAATGCGGCCTCATAAGCCTGAGTATCGGATAATTCATTTTTAGAGGTAACTTCGTATGTCCCCTTGCCAGGGATTGTAATTTCGTAAGTAAACATTATTTTTTCCTTACGGTGACACCTTCAGGCAAACCACTTTGTCGGCTTGCAGGAGCAATATTTAAGGGTGCAAGCTCGTAAAACGGAATCAAATCCCTTACCTCTGGGCTGGAACTCTTCTTCAAAACATCTAACTGTCGATTGTGAGAAGCAATTTTGAAGTTTGCGGTTTTTTCCATTGCGGTTAAAAGAGCCTGGACTTCAGATGCGGTAAACTGATCTAAGCGCCCAGCGGCGGCACGTTGAATCAACATCCGCTCATTCTCTGTAATTGCGCCCTGACCGCGCATTGCGGCAGCGGCAGACAGTTCAAACTTTGCTAGACCCTGCATAGCAACGGCAGTACGCTCTAGCAATTCTTTTGTGTCCTTGCCAGTTATACCAAGTTGGCTTGCAATTTGAGCTACTGCCCTAGGCGCTCCGCTGAGAGGCCCGGAAAACACGCCCTGATCCAAAATTGGACGAAGTTCTGCAATGTTTTGCAATGTGCTTTGAGCTTCTTGCGCTTGATTGAGCGAATTATCAAGCCTTTCTGCTCCTTTAGCACCCAAAACTTCAGCCATTTTTTTGTCGCCAGGAAGGGTGATATTTGTAGATGGAGCGCCAGCCCTTTTTTGCTCGTTTACAAACTCTTGGAATGTGCCTTTGTAACCCTGACTGACGGCAAAGTTGTATTCTTGAATAGATGTCGGTGGTGCTTTTGGTTCTCTAACAAGCAATTTTGCATATTCGGTAGGAGCAGCCACACGCAAATAATTTAAGACGGCCTGATCTGCTGCGGTTTGATCTGTGATTTGTTGTGTAGGTAACCCAGCTTGCATTGCTTGTTGAGCAACCTGTTGGGCAGACATTCCTTCTAACTGCTCTGGTGCGATATTGCTCTGCTGTGCGGCAAAAGCACCTGCGGTTGGAAGTGTGCGGGTAGCTCCAGAAAGTTGTTGTTCAAATGTAGCCCGAGCCTGCCTTACTCGCTCTTCTTCTGCTTGCTTGCGGCGTAGTTCTTCGATCTGCATCCCACGCATGGTATTGGCAAGCGTCTGGTCAAACGACTGCTGATAGCCCGCCACACCGACCGGGCCTGCCTGACCGATAACTTGTGCCAGACTAGGCGCACGCTGCCCAGGTTGCCCGCGAGAGGCCTGCAACGCACCAAAGGCAAAGTTGAGCAGTCCGGCATTTTGCGCTCGCTGTGCGGCTGCAACTTCTTGCTCTGGTGTAAGTAGCCCGGGCGGGAGACCGCCACCGAGAATGTCTTGTAATGTCGCCATGAGGTTATCCTAAAAGACTAGATAAGTTTACAGGTGTTGGCTGGAATCTTGTACCCAACAGTCCGGTTGTGTTTGCTTGGCTAGCAAGCAGGCTTAAAAGTTGCGAGTAATCCACGCCAAGAGGACCGGATTGGCCGGTTTGTTCAGGAGTCTGTGGTGCTTGCGGTTGGGGTTGTTGTGTAAGTTGTTGTAAGGTGTTGGCAGCGCGTAATACATCTGTTGGCTTGATATTTGATGCTGGAATTACGTCTACCGGAACGGGTGTAAACGGTGTTTGCGGCTCTGGGAATCCGTACTCAAATACATTCTCAGGCGTGGCATAGCCAGGCACTACTTCTGCTGGTGCAGGTACAAACGGTGTCTGCGGTTCGGGAAACCCATACTCAAATACATTTTGCGGAGTAGGCGTTATTGGTGCTGTTGGAGCAGTTGGAACTTGCGGAAAACCAAACTCTAGTACGTTTTGTGGTGTTGGCGGTACGATTGTCTCTACAGGAAAGCCAAACTCTAATACGTTTGATGGGCCAGCCGGAGCAATCGGCGTGACAAGCTGCTCTGCTGGTGGTGTAACTAATGTTGGAACATCTAGCAAACCCTCTCTAGCTATAGAGGTTCCTGCTTGGGTTGTGTCAAGAAGCGACCTAGCCGCTTCTGTTGTCCCTGTTGGCAAATTAAGATTGGTTGCGACATCTCCTAACCCAACAGCGTCTAGCAACGATCCTGCCGCTCCCGATGCCACGAAGTAATTTCCAGCACCGGCGGTTATACCGTTAATAATGGCTTGCTTTTCATCGCCGGTTATCAGGCCGGTTGCGGTTCCTGTAATGATTCCGGTTCCAAGTGCTGTTGCCGCAGCACCTGTAGCCCCCAATGTGGTTCCAATGGTTGCGGCAATACCCTGCATACCGGGAATCGCCATCAAAGCAAACGGAGCAATAGACTCTAAAAACGATGGTCTTTTGGTTTCCGGTACTTTGAAAATAGCATTTGGTTGAACATTGGTTCCAAGAACGCTTGGGTCCGGCTGGATATTTGTGTTGTTTCTAGCGTTGTAATCTGCCAAAGATTGCAAATAAGCCGAATCCAGATCTTGTTTCTGACGAACTGCCTCGGCATCAGAACTCCAAGGGCGATCTAAAAATTCCTGACCAAATACTTGTTTGTATTTTTGTGCCCAAGTTGCATAGACATTCCCCCAGGTTGGAGGAGGGTCATTTTTAATTAAGGTCGCTTGCGGAGTATTGCCGTAAGTTTTGTCCCACTCCGCTTGTCTATTTTGTAATTCCTTGTTTAGTTCAGCAATTTGGGTAGTAACATTTTCTTGACCAGTTGTAGCAAGGTTTACATAGGTTCCAAATCGCTGCTTATGGGACTCGTTCCAATTTGTAAATATCGTGTCAAATGTTGGTCGAGGTGGAACATAGTTTGCAAAAACACCGGCATTGTTTGTAACGGCGTCGTATCTACTTTGGATTTCAGACAATGGCCTATTGGTAGCAAGCGCAACAACATCCGGGGCGACGCTGTATTGATCCATGAGGCCAGCAATTTGAGTATCCGATAAATTCGGATTTGCCAGCAGGAAGTTTTTTACATCTTGCGTGATGCTAGCCATTTACATGAAGTACCCTAAAAGACCGCCAGCGGCTGCGCCAGCGAGAGAACTTGGAACACCAAAGGTCTGCCCACCTAAAGCCTGACCACCCAAATACCCAAGCGTTCCTAAACCTACAGCTTGACCGAGGCGGTTTGTCTGTGCCTGTGGGATTTGGCCGTATTGCGAAGATCCCATCGGACTTCCGTAGACGCTTCCCAAGAATGACTGTAGTTGCTGGATTGGCAACTGCTGACCAAACTGGAAGCGGGCCATTTGTTCTTGCAGGGGTTGGGCGGAGATTGCTTCTCTTGCGGCTCCAACTTGTGCCAATGTCTGAGAGGGCAACAAACCAGCCGTGAAGAAACTTGGCGCGGCTTGTGCCAAAGCAGCCTGCTGGACCTGTGCTTGCTGTTGGGCGGCACGCTCGCGGGCATAGTCGGTGTAAGCGATATTGGTTGCGACATCACCCAAAGCACGACCAAACTGCTCAGAAGCCTGCCCGACAGCCCGTTGCATTGCGCCAGAACCGTAGCGGCCAGCACGCGAGAATCCCGAGGAAATGCCCGGCAGGATTTGAGACTCAAACTGCTGTTGAATTGGCCGTGTAGCAGCCTCAATCATTGCTTGGCGGTAGGGTGAA